TTTTACTGTTATGAAAGGTTATAAATCTGCTGGTAGAAAAGTGATGAACGCTTTAGATATAATGAAAGAACATCAAGATATTATCAAACGAGTAGAAAATTTAGAAGAAAAAGTTAGAAGAAATGAACGATAATTTACAGTAATTATATAAAAATAATCTATGTTATAAATATATATATAAAATGGATTTCAAAGAACAATTGAGAGAACAATTAAAGCGTCGTGAATTAAGTGATAATTCTATCAATCTTTATTTACGCAATTTGGAACGCCTTAACAACAACAAGCCCCTTAAAAACCTAACTTTCTTATCAAAAGTAGATGACATTAAAGAACGATTAAAGGATTATAAGGAAAATACACAACGAGTTTTTCTAATTAGTATCGTATCAACCTTAAATGCAGTAAAAGATAGTAATAAACGATTACAAAAGACATACAAGGTCTATTATGATATGATGAATGACCTTAACAAACATTTACGAGAACAACCTACCGAAAAGAAGAGTGATACTCAAGAAGAAAACTGGTTAAGTTGGGACGAAGTGAGAGATAAATATAATGAAATCGCTTCTAAAGTTCCTACTGATAAAAAGGAACTGACTGAAAAGGAATATGATGCTCTATTACAATGTGTCATTATGTCATTATATATAGAATTACCGCCTCGTCGTAATCAAGATTACGGGAAAATGATGGTAGTTAAGACTATAACTGATGGTATGAGTAAGGATACTAACTATCTGGATTTAGATAAGAAAGAGTTTGTATTTAATGTATATAAAACTTCTAAAAAATACGGACAACAAGTAGTTAAAATACCTGAAAAGTTAATGGAAACATTATTATTGTATTTAAAATCTCACCCTATAATAGGCAAGAGTAAAATTAACAAAAAGACGATTGTTCCTTTTCTTATAAAATATGATGGAAAACCGCTTGACAAAATAAATAGTATCACAAGGGTATTGAACCGCATATTTAAGAAAAACATAGGTAGTAGTATGTTAAGACACATTTATCTTTCAGGGAAGTATGATGGAGTATTAGACGAACAGAAGAAAGATGCCGAATTAATGGGACACTCTGTAGGACAACAGAAAGATTATATAAAAAATGACAATCCAATCTCTTCGCCTGAAAATATAACTATAACAATTAAGAAAAAGAAGAAAAATTAATATGTTTTTTAGACTTAATATGGATACTTTTATTTTTAAACTGGTAATGACCCCCGCATTCACATTCAATTAACTTATTAAGTTTTTCTTTATTAAGTTCGTTATACATCTTCTTTCTATTTAACAGTAATTCCTTGTTATTCTCATAATAATTATGAAACTTTTGTTTAAACTTATCAGTATTATTATCATAATATTTTTTTTGAGACATTTTTAATGCTTTAGGATTATAGGCATATCTTTCATTTACAGAACATAAGTCATTATCAATATAAAACTGTTCTCTTTTTTTGAGAGTGATAATATCATCATAATCTTTATCTTCTAAGATTTCAAAAGAGACATCACCATTCATTATAATATCTTTAGATGATGTCGTATTATATTTTAAGTCCAAATGTTTAGACCATCTTTTAGAAATATCTTTTTGTATAGAACTACCATAATAAACATCTATGGTATTCAATGATGTAATTTTATATATAATTCCGTTAATCATTTTAAATATTATTCTAAATAAATCTTTAAGATAATTATATGATGATATTTAAAAACTGAAAATATAACTATAAAAATAGAAAAGAAACCGAATAAAAAAAATAAAATATCATAATATCATATACAATAAGAAAAAATAATGGAAACTAATATATACGATTTTTTATTATACAAGAAAATACCATCTCACATAGCAGGAGCAACAAACAGTTCTTTTGATATTAAGAGTTATGTTGAAGATGACTTTGTGTTAGATATGTATTTATCACATACAGGAGCATACCGAGGAGACGGAAGGGTTATATTTCATAATTCAAAGACAGGAGAAGAGTTCTGGAACTTTTTAAGAGATTTACGAGCATTCCTTACTAAACATTATACTTTTTCCTTCCTATTCTCTACAGGTAATCCTAACTCATTATTGATAGAACTAACCCCTGAAACTGTAGGATAAGAAAAAAAATATGAATATATGAAAAAAAATAATTCTATAACCATAATATTTTATATGATAAGAGTATATAAGATACTATGTTTAACCTTGACAAAGTAGGACGGCCTGTAGCAAAGATATTAGGTGATAATCCTAAATGGAAGAATAAAATTATATCATTACACGACGATAAAGATGAAGATGAAGTAGATAAACAGTTTAGTCGTCTGGCTCTTCCTGACAATCTGCGTTTTCAATTAATACCTGATACAACAAAAGAAAGAACTATTGGCTATTTAACAGGAGCATCAGGTTCAGGCAAATCAACATTTACCCGTATGTATTGTGAAGAATGGAAGAAGAAATATAAAGATGGAGATATATTTTTGTTTAGTAATTTAACAGAAGACCCATCATTAGACAGTATCAAACCTAAAAGAATACTGATAGGAGACAACTTGTTAGAAGACCCTATCCAAATGAGCGACCTTGCTAATTCGTTAGTAATATTTGATGATACAGATTGTATCAAAAACAAAACTCATAGAGAAGCCGTTATAAAAGTGATGAATGAAGTGTTAGAAGTTGGTCGTCATTCTCACGGAGGCGACAGAGGTATTAGTTGTATAATAACTAATCATTTACCTACGGATAGACAATTTACTCGTCGTGTTTTAAATGAAGCTCACTGGTGCGTGTATTTCCCTCACAGCGGGGTCGGGAGACAGACCTCCTATATGCTTGAAAATTATTTGGGTATGAATAAGGAACTCATTAAGAAAATAAGAAGAATGAAGACAAGATGGGCGTGCATATTCCGCAATTATCCTATGTTTTATATGACAGAACACTATATCTCATTAATGACAGAAGAAGATGAAAGTTAATTCTTTTGATTAAAAAATAAAAGTGAAAAAATTTGATTTAAAAATAATTCAATTCTATAGGATATAGAAAACAAATAAAATGAACTGGAATAACCAAATAAATTATATTGATATGAATTATGATAGAG